CTGACGGTGCAGAACCAATCACCCTTGCGAATGGGCAGCGTGGGATTGAATTTTCCTTTGCAGAACCACTGGCAATCAATCACCCTGTTACAGGTGACCCACTCCTGTACACGGGGCGCTCGGATATGATAGCGGAACGTGCAGGCGGCATCTACATCTACGACGAGAAGACAACCTCTTCACTCGGCGCAAGCTGGGGTCGTCAGTGGGAAATGCGCTCGCAGTTTACGGGATACATCTGGGCAGCCCGTAAGCAAGGCATTGTTACAAATGGTGCGATTGTCAGGGGCGTGAGCATCCTCAAGACCAAGTACGACACGCTGGAAGTCCAAACCTATCGTGGCCAGCATGAAATCGATACCTGGGAAAAACAAGCCCTGCGTGATATCGCACGGATGAAGCAGATGTGGGAAGAAGGCTACTGGGATAGGAATTTGGACAATGCCTGCAATGACTACGGTGGATGTTCCTTCACCCAGGTATGCAAATCTCGTGAACCAGCTGACTGGCTGCCAGTGAACTTCGAGAAGCGCGTCTGGGACCCTTTGCTTCGCCGCGAAACCTCCGTGGCCGACTACGAAGCCTCTTGGTCACACGTCCGCGACGCTGACGAACCACCTGCCCAAGGCCTAGCACCGACCCCAACTGGTAACGGTGACGACCTTATGCAGGAACTCTCAGACATGGGGAGCTTCTAATCATGGCCAAGCCCTTGCCCTACCTCCGCCACTTCTTCCTCGGAAGTAAGCACCTAGGAACTGGTGAATGCACTTACCAGCAATTCCACGGGCACAATGAACCGCCGCAGTCCTTACTGTTCATGTGCCCGACCTGTGGTGAAGTCTGGGCAAGGCTTCCAGTAATCTCTGTTGCTACTGGAAAAACCATGCGCTGGGCAGCTTTGCACATCCCATGTGCTTTGCACCCAGAGGGGCGGCTACTTCCAGCAGGTAGCCTCTCTGTGGACTGGATACAGGGCTTAGTCGAATCCATGCCTGATGAAGTTGTCAGATTGGAATTCCAAACTCTTATGAATCATTACCAAGGGGAACTATCATGATGCTTTGGGTATACGGTGCAGGGCTACTTGCCATTGGTGTCTGGTTTGTAGGGTTTCTAGCCATGTATGCAGTTCTAGGGGCTTTCAGCAAATGGGAAGCCAACGTCATGCGCAAGCACTATGACGAAATAGAAGCTGTTGAAATTTTACGACAATCACTTAACTCACAAAGGAATCACAATGACTGAACTTACTCAGCAACCCGCTACAGCTACGGCTGAAAACAAATCCCTACTCCCAGGCCCTAACGTCCTCTTGATGGGGCCAGCTGGTACAGGCAAAACTCACAGCATCGGGTCGCTAGTTGATGCTGGCGTGGAAGTATTCTACCTAGGCCTAGAGCCTGGACTGGAATCCCTCCTTGGTTACTGGACTGACAGGGGCAAAGAAGTCCCCGCTAACCTCCATTGGCATCAGTTAGCCGCGCCTCGTGCCTCCTTCCTGGACATGATTGACAGTGCGACGAAGATAAACACTATGGGACTGGACTCCCTTGCCAAGATGTCCGACCCCAAGCGTTCTAACCATAACCAGTTCATCAAGCTCCTGGAAGCTCTCAACGACTTCCCAGATGACCGCACCAATACCAAGTTCGGATGTGTTGACACATGGCTACCGAACAGAGCAATTGTCATGGACGGCATGGCAGGTCTTTCTCGCGCAGCCATGTCACTTGTCGTGGGTGGGAAGCCTGTCAAGAACCAAAGCGATTGGGGCATTGCAATGGATACAGTGGAGCGCATCCTCCGTATGCTTACAGACAATTGCCGTTGCATGTTCATCCTTATTGGTCACGTTGAACGGGAAACTGATGCAGTCCTGGGTGGTGTTAAAATCTCCCTCTCTGCCCTGGGCAACAAACTCGGACCGAAGATAACCCCAATGTTCTCTGACGTAATCCTCACAGTTCGTGAGGGCGCTAAGTTTACATGGTCAACTGGAAGTGCGCTTGCCGATACCAAGACCCGTAATCTGCCAATTGCTGAGGGCATCTCCCCTGACTTCGGGTTGATTGTGAAGAAGTGGATTTCCCGTGGTGGTGCATTGTAACCCCTCGTTACAGTTATTAAAATAGTAGTTGCAAACTGAAAAACCCTATGTAATCATAGCATCACTCGCACAAAACACCGTGCGAGGACTAGCAGTAAACCGTTGCTCTTAACCCTTAGCTCTTTAGCTTAACTTTTAAAGGAAATTAAAATGTCATTCGATGCTCAAGCTTTTCTAGATTCTTCAGTTGTAGGCTCTAACGATACCAAAGTAATCCCAGTCCCAGTAGGTGAGTACATGGGTATCATTGAAAAAATCGCACCACGTCAGTGGCAGTCAAAAGATGGTGCAACCTCTGGTGTTGCATTGGACATCTTCTGGCTGGTTGAAGACGAAAACGTCAAGCAATACCTTGGGCGTGAAACAGTAACATGCAAGCAAGGTCTGATGTTGGATACCACTCCAGCTGGTGCTTTGGATATGTCCAAAGGTAAGAACATTGGCCTTGGCCGTCTGCGTGAAGCTATTGGCGCAAACGACCCTTCAGCGCCGTTCTCTTTCGGAATGTTGCCAGGTTTGTCTGCTAAAATCAGCGTTAGCCATCGCATCAACGGCGAAGACACATTCGCTGAAGTAAAAGGTGTAGCTAAGCTGTAAACCGTAACTTGTAGTATGTACCAAGCCCAGAGGACTTTCTTCTCTGGGTGTTTTCCCTAACTGAACGCCTTTTGGCCAGTGCTTATACATGAAAATCTTAATCAAACACACAATATCCCCAGTCAGCTACTTTGCTATCTGGGTTTTTTTACGTCTAGCGAAAGGAGTTCAGCAATGCTTGGCCTTGCGCACCTAAAATCGGAAGGTGCACCACAACATCCAGATGATGTTTACATCGAAGATGCAAGTTCACCAGAGGAATACTACATCTGGTATGAGAAACAACTAAATGCTTACGCCGACTATTACAAGTTGGAACGTCAAGTCCCTTATTTCAAACTACCAAAAAAGGAAGCTGTATGCAAATCATAGACGCCAAGAAACTAATTATAACAAAAGACCGGCAGCGGAAGGAATTCTCTCCAGAAGCCATTGGGGAACTGTCCGAAACAATCCGCAGCAAAGGCCTCATGCACGCCATAGTTGTACGCGAAACCCCTGAAGGCCTAGTCCTCGTTGCAGGCGAGCGCAGGTTAAAAGCGATTGAGGATATGGAAATGCTGGGTGGTAAGCTCCGCTACGATGGACAATACATCCCTTCTGGTTTTGTCCCTTATGTCACCCTCGGGCAACTCACGCCACTGCAAGCTGAGGAAGCTGAACTCGATGAGAACCTGCATCGCAAAGATTTAACCTGGCAGGAAAGTGCTGCGGCTATGGCAAAGCTCCACCGTATCCGTTCCCAGCAAGCCCAGGCAGAAGGTCGTATCCATACGGTAGCTGATACCGCAATGGAAATCAAAGGGCGAAGTGATGGTTCATACCAAGACTCTGTGCGCAAGGACTTGATTGTAGCAAAGCACCTGGACAACCCCGAAGTAGCGAAAGCGAAATCCGCTGAAGAAGCGTTCAAAATCCTCAAGCGTCAAGAAATAACTCAAAAGAACATCGAACACGCTGCGACTGTAGGTAAGACCTTCTCCTCCTTCCTGCACCAGGTTCACAACGTCGACTGCTTGGAATGGATGGCAACTTGCCCAGCTGAGCAATTCGATGTAATCCTTACAGACCCGCCCTATGGTATGGGTGCTGACACTTTCGGTGATGGGGGTGTCGGTAGACTTGCTAACAACGAACACCACTACAAGGACGACTACGAACACTTCCATGCCCTCATGAGTAAGTGGACTACGCTATCCTATCGCGTAGCAAAGCCAGAAGCCCATGCCTATGTCTTCTGCGACTTGGACAACTTCCACGAACTCAAGGCTATGATGCAAGCGGCTGGCTGGTATGTATTCCGCACTCCGTTTGTCTGCACCAAACCAAACTCTGGCCGCGTACCCCTCCCCTTCGAAGGCCCTCGTCGCCAGTACGAACTCATCCTGTACGCAATCAAAGGTCACAAGAAAATCACCGCAATCTACCCAGACGTCATAACTACGTTTCAAGACGCAGGCCTCCAACACGGAGCGCAGAAGCCGGTCGCGTTGTACGAAAACCTGCTTACGCGTAGCGTTCGTGCTGGTGACAGCGTGCTTGATTCCTTCGGCGGCAGTGGCACTCTCCTCCCCGCCGCACATAACTTAAAGTGCAAAGCCACTGTGCTTGAAAAATCCCCTGAGTACTATGGGATTTGCTTGAAACGCCTCAACGCCCTGACCGACGGCTCACCAGCACTTGACGGTGAAGCACTTGGCAATGAGTTGAAGAACCTGCTAGGGGGGTTATAATGCCCATAATGCCAGTCGGCCCAACTAACGCCAAGATTGCGCTTGTCGGCGAGTTCCCGCATGAGCAAGACCTTCTCCGAGGCCAGCCTTTCTGTGGTGGCCCAGGTATGGAACTTGGCCGTATCCTTAAGGAATCAGGACTCTCCCGTGAAGAGTGCTTCATCACAATGGTATGCAATGACCGTGTACCACGCAGCCGAATCGAAGGTGTCATCGCCACGAAGAAGAAAGACATCACCCCTGCGCACGTCTTGTACAATGGGAAGTGGGTATTGCCTCAAGTCGTGGAGGGCATCGAACGCTTGAAGCAAGAACTAGAACTGCTCAAGCCCAATGTCGTCTGTACTTTTGGCAACCTCGCTCTCTGGGCACTCACTGGGCAATGGGGTGCGGGGGTCTGGAGAAGCTCTGTCATGGAGTCAACGCTAATCCCTGGGTTGAAAGTAATCCCTACAGTTAGCCCTGCGTTGCTACTAGCGCAGTGGTCATTGCGCCCTTTGCTGGTGCATGACTTGAAGAGGGTAAAAAGGGAAAGCAGGTTTGCGGGAGTTATTCGCCCGCATTACAACTTTGTAATACGCCCTAATTACGACACCGCCCTTACCCAGCTAAATGGGCTAATCCATCTTGCAGATTCCGCATCCACAACTGGAGTGAAACTCAAGCTCGGGGCTGACATCGAAACACGCGCAGGTCACATTGCTTGTATCGCTTTCGCCTGGACTCCCCACGATGCCATTTGCATACCTTTGATGTCCAGCACCAACCCCGAAGGGTATTGGAGTGCAGAAGAAGAATCCCAACTCGTCTTCTTGATGTGCAAGTTAATGTCCCTTGTTACAATCATCGGGCAGAACTGGAACTACGATGCCCAGTACATCTACCGCCACTGGCACTTCCTTTGCCCTGACGTACAAGACACGATGATTCAACAGCACTCTTGCTTCTCCAACCTCCCGAAGAACCTGGCCTTCCTCTCCAGCATGTACTTGGAAGACCACCTCTACTGGAAAGACGACCGCACGAATTGGACTGAAGGTCCAAAGGGGGAAGGTGAAGATGTATTCTGGAAGTACAACTGCACAGACTCCATGCGTACACTTGGTATCCATGCTGTCCTGGAACAAGTCGTCATCGGCATGGGGATGCAGGAAGTCAATCGCTTCCAGCAATCCCTAGCACCTGTCGTACTACAGACAATGATTCGGGGTGTCCGTGTTGACCTTTCCCAGCGGGAAGAATTCTCACAAGCACTTCAACAAGCCGAAGCCGAGCGGAAACAATGGATGCTGGATGTCCTTGGGCATGAGGTCAACATCAAATCACCTAAGCAGATGCAAGAACTCTTCTACCAAGAACTCAACCAGAAGGAAGTCAGACATCGTAACGCAGAAGGTGGCATGTCCGTCACAACAAACGACGAAGCCCTGCATCTCATTGCACACCGTGAGCCTATCCTTGACCCGCTGTGCAAGAAAATCTCGGAACTCCGAAGCATTGGTGTTTTCCACTCCACCTTCATCCAGGCACCCCTTGACATCGACGGGCGCATACGGACTTCCTTCAACATCTGCGGAACTGAAACCTACCGCTTCGCCAGTAGCAAAAACGCATTCGGTACTGGCCTCAACATGCAGAACATCCCCAAGGGCGGTGATACCGAAGATGGCGGCCTGACCCTCCCCAACGTCCGTAACATCTTCATCCCTGACCAAGGTCACACGATGTTTGACATTGACCTGGACAGTGCAGACTTACGCATTGTGACTTGGGAGAGCGACTGCAAGTGGATGAAAGACCACTTCGCCAATGGCCGCAAACCATACATTGAAGTCATGCGAGAATACTACCATAACCCCAATATGACTAAGCACTCCCACCCACGGGAGTACGGCATGTTTAAAGCTCTGTGTCATGGTACGAACTACCTGGGCACAGCAGATGGCATCGCCCCACGCATTGGGCTGCTTGTCCACGAAACCGAACGAATCCAGAAATGGTACTTTGGACTAGCCCCAGAGATAAAGGCCTGGCAAGAAGAAATCAAAGAGCAAGTATCTGGACGCCGCTACGTGGAAAATGTCTTTGGCTATCGTAACTACTTCTTCGACAAAATCGAAGGTACAATCTTCAACCAAGCTGTCGCGTGGATTCCGCAGAGCAGTGTAGCTTGCTTAATCAATCGTGGGTATGTCAACATTGCGAATAACCTGCCTGAGGTTGAAGTACTCCTTCAGGTGCATGATTCCCTAGCCGGCCAGTTTGATTCCCTCCAGGGTGACTGGGCTTTGCGCCGCATTGCTGAGGAATGTGAGATTGCCCTGCCGTATGATGAGCCGTTGATTATCCCAGTTGGTGTTGTTAGTAGCAAGGTTAGCTGGGGTCAATGTGGGTGATTTTGTGGGTTTGCGTGGATGAGGGAAAAACGAGGCATGATAATCCGCATTATATGGGGCATGGTGCGATTATTTTACCCTCACCTATACCATCATATCAACGAGGTAAAAATAATGCGTCATACGGCGTTACTCGCACAGTTATTAGATAGGGTATTGCTAACTGTGGTATGTTAGGGCATTATTAGGGCGTGTTACAAAATTGTAATGCGCGTGAATAACTTTTAAGAGGCTTAAAATGAATGATGAATTTGATTTAGAACAAGCTATCGCCGGAGAACCGCTTAAAACAGTGGGGGGAGAGTCTGCGGAGTTTATAGCTTACAGACCTACTGCTACTGAATCATCTCAGGTTATAGCGCAGGTCGGCACTAGCGTGCTGGCATATTATGCTGATGGGACGCTCAAAGGCGTCAGTACGAACTTTGACCTCCGCATGAATCCTAAGCTAAAACAAATCGACTGGACTAAGCTACCAGTTGATACTCTGATTACACTTAGCCTTGAGAGGGCAACAGCTAACCGTTACTTCAGTTCGTTTAATAACGGCAAAGTGTATTATTACAGAGGGGGTATAACCTCGAAAACTGCAGAGGGCAGCTTAGACATACTCACAATTAGCCCAAGTAACGCGCAGATAGCTCCAGACCAACCTTGGACAGTATGGCAAGGCGGCGACTGCCCACTACCTGATGGGGTTGAGTTTGAGTACATGATTCACGATTGTCCAGGACGTGTAATAACGTGTATAGAAAGCGCAAGCTCATATATGTGGCAGCCTAAGCTTATTTACGCCTACCGATTAACAGGCAGGGTACTGGGCGGGTGGACGCTATGAGAGATTTTCTACTTATCCTATTCACCATGTTTCTGCTTCTTTTGTCCATGGTAATAACATTTTCCCCTTTGATAATCATTGCACATTTTGCATTTAAATACTGGTAGAGGAATGACTATGACCCATGAAGCATGGAAACTAACTGGCGGCTACGACGAAGCGCAGCGCTTGGAAATGAAGCGCGAGGAAGATGACTACCGCAGGCGCGAGTTGCAGGAAGAACTCGACAACGATAAACGCAGTGAGAAGGACGACGAAGATGATAATGACCAACCAGACAATACTTGACCAACAAAAGGAATTAGCAATTGCCCAAGCAGAGCTTGTCTTCCTGCACCAAAAGCTAAAACGCTTGCAATGGCAAGACATTACTACCACACCAGCACCTGCTGGAATTGAATTACTACTTTACTTAAAAGGAGGCACTATGATACAAGGGAATTCTAAAGTAATTGGTTACACCCACTGGATGCGCAAGCCCCCTTCCCCAAGCAAACAACAAGGAAATATCAAATGAATACAAGTGGACAACCAGACGCTGCTACCCGCAGCACCCCCCGTAACCACAGTCACTACTTTAAGTCCGTAGAGCACTTGAAGCACATTGACGTCTACCGCATCCTGGGTTTGTACAACGTCACAGACCCTTGCCTACAACATGCAATTAAGAAGCTTCTCGTGGCCGGGGAGCGCGGTGCAGGGAAAGACTCAACACAGGATGTGCAAGAAGCAATTGATTCACTGGAGCGTTGGAAAAGAATGCTGAAAGAGGATGCTATTACTAATCCAAGTGGGAGATTCGCAGAATGAGGTTGACATACATTAACATCTTAATGATGGCAGTACTAACGCTCATCTTTGGGGCTTTTTTCTATTTGCTAATTATCTTCTCTTTCCCAGTAGAAGAACCACGACTCACTGACAAGCAGATAGCATCTGCCACTCCTTGCCAGCAAGAGCAGTTCCGAATCTGGACAACAGAGCAGAAGATACTCTATGCTGATGACCTAGCATACGCAACCACCATCTGCCACCAGAAAGAGCTACTCATCCCTCAGTAGTGACTGCCACCAAAGGCTCGGGCGGCTGTGTAACATGCACAGGCGTCCAGCTCATCAAAGCCGTTCACCAGTAGCATCTCCTTGAGTATCTCATCACAAACCCCCCTTGGCTCAACTTGATTCTTGTACAGCCAATCATGAATGACCCCAGACTTCCTCCCACGATTCCCTAACTTCTCATACAATCCTGGGAACCTCGGCACTGACATAAAGTCAGTCGTGAATCCAGTGGCTGCCGTGTAAGTTTTGCCAGTAATATCTGACTGAAACGACAAGGGGGCCAGTAGCCCCCAAATCGCATCTTCATCATCATCAACTAGCCGAACCTCCAGCTCACCGATGAAAGCAGCCATTAGCCACGGGCTTGCGCGTAAGCTGCTTCAGCCTTAGTCACCACATCAACCAAGTCTGCAATGATTGCAGGTGCTACTGCTTGCAGGATTTTAATCTCTGCAATAGCTGTCTGCACTGAGGCAGGTAAGAAAGGAATCATAGCTGCGATGTTTTCCAGTTCAACTGCAATGTTGTTAATTGAAGTCATGTTTGTTTGTAACGATGCTGCTGTAATCATGGTGAAGCCCTTTATAGTGGTTGGTTCAGGTGAAATTGTGGCTACTGTTGTTACTACTGCTACTGTTGCTGCTACTGCTTGCACGTCACTCCCAGCGATATCGGCACTTGTGCCCCAAATTGAAGGGCTTGTACTACTGCTTTCGGGTCGACTTCCGACGTTGGAAAGCAGCTTTGTGGCGGCTCTAGGTATAACCCCAAGCCCGCCCCTAACAAGATTAGTAAGAACATTAAAGCCTCCCCCGACTGTCCTGAGCGTGGATAGCCCCCATGCCCCCAAGCGCGGCACTAATGGCTGTGGTGAAGGCACTGATGTCGATGTCGGGATAATAGTGCTTTGCGATGAGGGATGCAAGCCAGAAACTTGCACCAATGGAGTAGGCTGTGACCTTTGCGGCAGTTCCCATGGCTTATCCAATTCTTATCGGGTGAGGGAGTTTATAATAGTTATAAGGAGTTGTGCGTAATTCGGGTCAGTTGCATAACCAGCCGCCGCAACACGCCGTGCGAACTCACTCGGGTCAGTTGTGTCCAGCGCGTGCTTATAACGCGGATTGACGTGGAAGAATTTGGCATGGTCAAGCATACACTCACCCCAGCTTGCATACTTGCGCCACTTCGCAACAACAGATACATCCTTGCCACTCAGGTGCTCTTTAGTTGGCAATATCAGAGTTGCGCCATGCCAAGATGAATCTGCTTTTACACCAAACAAATTAAACCCTTTAGTCGCCAGCACAGAGCTACCCCAAGCCGACTCCAGTGCACCCTGAGCCAGGGTAAATGCATGAGGTATCCCCGCCGCTTTCTCGCATTCAAGTGCGGCAGGGGTTAGCTGGGTTAGGAAGTCGGTCTTGGTCACAACGTACTAGCCAGCTCAAACAAGGCATACATCTGAGCTGGTGTCTGACCAAGGGCTGTTCCCATTGTCACAACTAAAGGGTCATCACTATTAAAAGTACCAGCATACGCCCAGCCATCTTTAAGGTCTTGATTAGTCGAGGCAGTAACAGCCGCTTCAACAGCATCACGTAAGCCTAACTGATTAAGGGCTTTGCGAAGTTGCCACGCAGATACGCTAATTCCAGTTTGGATTGGCGCAACGTAGTTAGAGCCTGTCATTACTTGAGTGACTGAGCCGTCAATCCTCACGTTTTTAGGCTGTGACATATCAGCAATCGCAGCAAGAGATTCGGGTGAATCTGTAATGTATTCAGTTATCATGATGGGAGTACCTCAAGAGAAAACGCATCTAAGATGAAATAGTTAGTTGCAGTATCAATGTTAGCATTAAAGGTAAAAGAAGCA